TTGCGTAAGGACAGGCCGCACCGCTAGACCGTGGGCCATTTGCCCGTGCGAGCCACTTTAGGAGACCGAAAATGCCAAGCAAAAGCCAAGCCCAGCATAATTTGATGGAAATGGTGGCGCATGACCCCAAGGCTGCAAAGCGCATGGGCATCCCGCAGAGCGTAGGCAAGGACTACGTTGAGGCAGACAAGGGCAAGAAGTTGGCAGAGATGTTAAAGAAAGTTCCCAAGAAGTAACTCCCCACAGGATGAAACTATGAAGACTCTCGCAATCGCAATCGGTTTGATGGTTAGCCTGTCAGCAAATGCTGGCGTTGCCTTTCTGAAAGGCGAGCGCGTAACCGGCATGACCAAGCAATGCTTCTACGATCACCTTGGCAGCACTTACACCATCACGCTGTCCTCCGTATCCCTTTGCCCGCTGACCATCAACATTTGATGGCAGACTGAGATTTAATGAGATGGCTTTGGGTAAGAAAACGGGCGGAGGCTCCCGTAAAGGCGTCCCTAATCGCTCCACAGCCCTTGCTAGGGAGGCGATCGCAAACTTTGTGGACAACAACGCGGATAGGCTGCAAGGCTGGCTAGATCAGATTGCAGCGGAGAAAGGCGCAGAGGCCGCGTTTAGATGCTTTACCGATCTGGTGGAGTATCACGTCCCAAAGCTGGCGCGAACTGAACTGACAGGCAAGGACGAAGGCCCGGTCAAGATTGAGGTGAGCTGGATGGACCCAAAGTGACCACAGACAATTGTTTGCAAGGCGCAATCGTAGTTGCGCTTTTTTTTGTTGTATGTGTGATTGATGTAATTGGCTCTTATGGTTTAGGTGAGCGCGGTTCAATTCTTGGAAACCGCGTAAAATCTCATGTTTGGGTTATTGGCGGCGTTATGTTTTTACAAGTATTGATGCAAATGTCTGTAAAAATATGGCAATAACTCAAATTAAGTTGCCATATGAACCTCGCAAGGCTTTTATGCCTTATCACAATCGAACACAACGATGGGCTTGCCTTGTCGCTCATCGCCGCGCTGGAAAGACGGTCGCCGCCATAAATGACCTGATCCGCGCTGCAATCACAGCGTCCGGGCCTTACCCATTATTTGGTTACATAGCGCCATACAGAGCGCAAGCCAAATCCGTGGCATGGACTTATTTGAAAGATTTTTCTGATCCCATCGCGCAAAGCACCAACGAATCGGAATTGACCGTAACGCTAATTAATGGCGCGGTCATTCGCTTATTCGGTGCCGACAATGCAGACGGCATTCGCGGCCTTGGTTTTAATGGTGTTGTCTGCGATGAGTTTGGCGACTGGAAGCCAAGCGTATTTCCTCTCGTGGTGAGGCCCGCCCTGAGTGATAAGCAGGGTTGGTGTGTAATGATGGGTACGCCAAAACAACGCAACGCGTTTTATGACGTGTACGCTCGCGCCCAAAAAAGCCCGGAATGGTTTTGCATGTCGCTGCCTGCCGACAAGTCAGGCTTGCTGCCTTCCACAGAACTAGAAGCTGCCCGCGCCCAACTGACAGAGGATCAATTCGCTCAGGAGTATCTATGCTCCTTTGACGCGGCCATTGTCGGCGCGATTTATGGTATTGAAATGCGGCAAGCGATGGATCAAGGCCGAATTACGACCGTATATTACGATCCATCAATTCCCGTGCACACGGCATGGGACTTGGGCTATCGAGACGATACGGCGATTTGGTGGTATCAAGTCATCAGGGGCGAGATTCATGTCATCGACTTCTACGCAGTCAGCGGGGCGACCATCCCGGAATTGGCAGATGTGGTGCGTTCAAAGTCATATAAATACGGAAAACACCATCTTCCGCACGATGCGCGAGCAAAAACGCTGGCGTCTGGTGGTAAATCCATCATTGAACAGATGGCAGAGTTTTTGGGCTTGGCGAATCTCGCCATAGTGCCCGACCTTGGATTGCAGGACGGCATCCAAGCTGTGCGCCGAATGCTGCCTCGCTGTTGGTTTGATGCTGACAAATGCGAAGACGGCCTTGAAGCCTTGCGCCAATATCAGCGAGAATATGACGAGGATAAAAAGGCATTTCGGCAGACGCCTCGTCACGATTGGACGAGCCACCCTGCGGATGCCTTTAGAATGTTGGCTATTGCATGGCAGGCAGAACCGACCAAGCAAGTAGCGCCGGAAGCCCGTACCCTCATTGTTGGCCCGGAAAATGAGGTCACGCTAAACGATATGTGGGCCGCACATGAGAGGCAGATGCCTCGGAGGGCAAGGATATGAGTTACCCGGTCACAGCAAGCCAGAACTACAAGAACATCACGGCCACCACGACGGTTTACACCGGAACGGGCGGCATTTTCGGTATTTTCGTGGCCTCTGCCAGCTCTACGCCGACCATCAAGGTTAGTGACGGCGCTGGTACGCTGGTCAACACGTTCACGCCTGCTGGCGCGACGTTCTATCAGATTCCGGCCCGCTTCACGACTTCGCTGGTTGTGACGATTGGCGGCACGGTTGATTGCACGGTGTTCTGGTCGTGATGGTCATGCCGCCGCGTCAAGGCGGTTATCAGCGCGATATGGGGCGTGACTATCGCCAGTTTGCAGGCGGTCAGCCGCAGCAAGTGCCGTTTCAAACTCAAGGTTATGCGCCGCAGGGAATGCAGCAGACGCCCCCGATGGGCATGATGCCGCAGGGTGGGCCGCAGATGCAGCGTCCTCAAGGTCAGATGCTTGCTCGTGCATTGCAGAATATGCCCCAGCGCGTTGCTTGATGAGGTAGAGAAATGGCAGATCCCAAGCGCGTTGCAATGGTCCTTCAATACCAGCAGGACAAGCCTGATTGGTGGGACGCGGTGCCTGTTGCTGATGCGCCGGGTACGCAGCGAACGCCACAAACGCTGCCGATGTCATGGCTAGACCGACTGAACAATCTAAGCGCGGGCCTCGGAACTGGCATCACGAATCAGCTTGAAGGCTACAAGCAGTTAGTCACGCATCCGGTGCAGTCTGCAAAGGACGTAGCGCAGGCTGTAGGCACGATGGCGACCAATCCGGCTGTGATTGTGGACGCGCTAAAGGGTATGGGCGCAAAGGCTACAAGCGGCTCTCAAGGGCTTGGCGAAGTGGTCGGCGAAAACATGACGCTGAACCCGCGTAGGCTAGCGATGGCGTTGTCGCATCCATCAATCAATGAATTGACGGTTTATCACGGCACACCGCACACGTTTCCTGCTGCTGAAGGTGCGCCGCTGGGTAAATTTGATGCAAGCAAGATTGGGACAGGTGAGGGAGCGCAGGCATACGGGCATGGCATCTATGTGGCTGAATCGCCAGATGTAGCAAAAGGTTACAAAGAAAGATTATCAGCATCTACTTATTTAAAAGATTCTCAACCAATTGAATCTGGTATTGTTTGGCATAAAGCGGCTAATGCTGCACAAAAAATTGGTAATTTGCATCCCGACAATGCTGGACAAATATCTTCGCAAATTATGGATTGGGTTGATGCTGGCAAAAAGCCAGAAACATTTTTGCGATACAACAAAGTTTCAGAAAAGTTAAAACCCGTTTATGAAGCAGCATTAAAAGAATATGCTGGTTCATTAAAAAACAAAGGCTCTCTCTACACCGTAGACCTGCCCGACGAACACATAGAGCGTATGCTTGATTGGGACAAGCCTTTAGGACAACAGCCAAAAGCGATTAGAGACGCAATCAACAAAACAAAAGAATTGTTGCCAGCTAATGCAATGTCAGATTTGGGAAATGATTTGTCGGTGTTGTATGGTAAAGATGTAACTCCCAATCAATTTTTGAATACTTGGGAAGCATTGACGGGATCAATAGGATCTGGCGAAGCTGCGTTGCAAAAAAACGGCGTTCCCGGCATCAAATACTTTTACGCAGGATCTCGTGGTAAAGACGCTGGCACCCGCAACTTTGTAATCTTCCCCGGCGAAGAACAGAATCTCAAGATTTTGGAGCGTAAGTAATGGAAATCCTCCGTTCACCGGGTGTTGAAAAATACCTTAACACCATCGGCGCTTACGACAACGAATTCGCCAAGTGGAATGCTCGTGTTGAAAAGCTGCTCAAGAAGTACCGCGATGACACGCGGGGGCAGTCAAACAACGAGACGGCTAAGTTCAACATCCTTTGGGCTAACGTTCAAACGCTGATCCCTGCGGTTTACAGCAAGCTGCCGACCGCAGACGTTTCTCGTCGTTTTGGGGACAATGATCCTGTCTCTCGCGTTGCATCAAACCTGATTGAACGCGCAATCGATTACGAAATTGAGCATTACCCCGACTTCCGCGACACGATGCGGCATTGCGTCGAGGATCGCTTTCTCGGCGGGCGTGGCGTTGCATGGGTGCGTTACGAACCGCACGTTGCGCCGCAAGGAATTGAGGATGACGGCCTAGAAGTCACCGAAGACGTAGAGACCAACGAAGCTGCCGAAGGGGAAGTCCCTGAGCAGATCGAGTACGAATGCGCCCCTACGGATTACGTCCATTGGCGTGATTTCGGTCATTCGACCGCCCGGACTTGGGAAGAAGTCACTTGCGTCTGGCGTCGCGTTTATATGAGCCGTG